TATATTTTTATTCTTCAATAATTAAATTCACTTTGGGTTTTGAACTGGTGGATATTATTTTTTTCTTTAGTTTTGCTTTTTCATTTTTTTCTCCACCATCCATTAATCTTTGTCTACTCTCTTTGTATTCAATATAAAGCGATTTTAAATTATCTAATTCTGAAGACCACATTTGATTTATAGATGTTGTTTTAATAGTTTCCAATTCTTTTTCTTTTTCTCCTTTTTCTTTAAATAATTTTTCAACATTCTCTTCTGTAACACTATCCATCGTCATTTTAGTTAAATATTTATATTCTTTGTCATCATCAATAATATTATATTGTTTATCTTTTAACATTTGTATTACTTCCTCTTTCTTTTTTTTCCTCAAATCAATAGTTCCTTCCAAATTTTCTACTATGTATTTTGCTTTATTTGATAGTAATAATAATTCTCTTTCTAAAGCCAAAATCATATAGTCTTTTCTGGTTTGATACATCTCATATCTTGTTGTATAGTAGTCGTCTATTATATCATTGACATTATCATATTTTTTAAGTTTATCTTCAGCATTAAATAAATGCATATTTGTTGTACTATTTGTAGAATATAGTTTTAATAATTTTTGGAGACCATTACAACCATGCTCTGCTTTTGTTTCTTCAAGCTCATTTAATTTACCTTTCGCAAATGTAATAGTAAAATCAATATTGGTGTCTTTACTCATATCATCATAGTCTTTTACGGAAGATTGAATTTTTTTTCCTTCTTTATCATTTCCAGGCTCAATAAGAGTTTCAAGTAATTCTTTAAAGTCTTCCGTCCAAAAACCAACAGGTAGTTCAGTAACTTTAATTTTGTCTGGTCCTATTTTTTCATAAATTCCTTTTATCAAAAACTTACCTTCACCTATTTTAGAAATATCTCCTTTAAATCCTTCATAGTAAGGAACGAATTCTATTTTTTGAAGTTCTTCTTCATCATTACAAAGTTTATGTCTTAAATAATTTATAATCTCCAAAGGATTATAACACATAATATCTGTACTAAATCCAGTTCCTATTCCTTTTGAACCATTAACAAGAATCATTGGAATAATAGGTGCGTAAAATATAGGCTCAATTGACATCCCATCATCATTCAAATATTTTAAAATATTATCATCCGCAGGATTAAATATATTTCTTGTAATTTTATTTAACATAGTAAATATATATCTTTCAGAAGCACTATCTTTTCCACCCTGCATTCTGGTTCCAAATTGGCCGTTCGGTAACAATAAATTTATATTATTTGAACCGACAAAATTTTGAGCCATTCCTACGATTGCTCCATTTAAACTTGCCTCACCATGATGATATCCTGAATGTTCTGATACATAACCTGAAAATTGAGCTACTTTAATTTCTGCTGTTAAATTTTTTTTAAAAGCCGCAAACAATATTTTCCTTAAACTAATTTTTAATCCATCCATTATATTTGGTATGCTTCTGTCGCAATCATATTTTGAAAAGTGTATTAACTCTTTATTTATAAATTCCTCATAAGATACACTTGTATTGTTTGTATTTAAATATAACTTGCGATCATAATTAGCAAGCCAGTCTTTTCTATCATCGGCACGTTTTTTATTAAATACCATATCAATCGCATTATTACTTTCATTGCTGTGTTCAAAACTAACTATTTTTTTCTTTTGAAAATATTCACGAAATTCTTTTCCTGTGCTAGTTCCTAAACCTTTATAATACTTAACTTTCCAACCTTTATTATCATTTTCTTCTTTCCAGTGTTCGTATTCACCATCATTATAGAATTCTAATTCTTGGCTACCTTTTTTTGCTTTTAAAATAGGAGTATTCATAAACCCAATAAATCCTGGAATTTCTGCTAATGTAGCCCATTCGGATTGAAATAAATTAATTCCAAGTCCTTTAATATGACTTCCATCTAAATCTTGATCGGTCATAAATAATACTTTACCATAACGCAAATTTTTAAACACATCATCCATGGTTTTATATTCTTTTCCTGTTTCTAATCCTAATATTTTTTTAATTTCAGTAATTTCTTTATTTTCTGATATTTTTTTTATATTTTCTCCACGAACATTCAATATTTTTCCTTTCATAGGATAAACACCAATAATATTTCGGTCTTCTGATGATAATCCAGATATTATTCCTGCCTTTGCTGAATCACCTTCACAAAATATAATCATACAATCTTTTGATTTTTCAGTACCAGCCCAATTAGCATCTGTTAATTTTGGAATTCCTCTAATACTTTTGCTTTTAGTTCCATCCGTTTTTTTTGCTGCCTTATTTTCTTTGATTTCAGTTAATGCACACGCCGCATCCATAATACCCATTTTTGCTATTTTCTCAATGAATTTATCACTAACTTCACATTTAGAACCAAATTTAGAAGATGGTGTATTCATATAATCCTTCGTTTGACTATCAAATGCTGGATTTTCTATATCACATCTTATAAATAATACTATTTGTTCTTTAATGCTATTTGGATTTACTTTTGTCTTTTTCTTTTTCTCAATATATTCAATTAACTTTTTGGTTATTTGATTTAAAATATATTCAACATGCTTTCCTCCTTTTGACGTATGAATGCCATTTACGAAAGAGATTTGAATAAATTCATGTGTTGGAGATAATGAAACCGCAAATTCCCATCTATCATTTGGCTCTTCATATACTCTTGGTGATACGGATTTATCACCTATATACATATCAATATATTGCTGAAAGTTTTTAATAGGAACCAAAGTAGAATTATATTTTACTTTTAAATTTTTATCTGTAATTGCGGCTACATCATACACGCGTTTTTTTAAAAGTGAAATTACATCAGGCGTTAATCCTTCAATTCCATATCTTTTATAATCAGGTCTAAAAGTAATTTTTGTATATGGTTTTGTTTTACATTTTGTAATAGATGGCTTACATATTTCGTCTAAATTATTTTTAAACTCTTGTTTATATTTGAGACCACGTATATGATCTACAGTTTCTACTGAACCATATGAAGACCATATTAAAACTAATTTGAAGCCAAATCCATTTTTTCCTCCAACTATTTTTTTTTCATTTTTATCGTAATTTGTAGATGTTCTGAGGTGCCCAAAAATCATTTCTGGTATCCATATTTTATGTTCCGGATGTTCTGCTACATCAATTCCATTACCATCATTCATCATAGTAATAGTTCCATCTTCTTGGACGGAAATATCTATATTTGTTACAGGCAAAGAGTTTTCTATATTATTTGCGATTGCTTGAGACATTCTAACTACATGATCGCGACAATTTACAATACCTTCATCAAATAATTTAAATAATCCAGGAATATATTTTATATTTTTTTCAATGATTTTATTTCCTTCTTCATTTAAAACCCATACATTTGAATCTATTTCTTCAACAGATCCAATATAAGTATCTGGATTATCCAAGATATGCTGCTTATCAGTTTTTTGTTGATATTTAGTAGAAAGCTCAGAAGACATTTTTGACATATACTTTAACTTCAATAAATATGTTTAAATTATTTCAATTTTATTATTTAGTCAATAAATACACTAATTAGGGATAATTCTAACATCTTCATTATTTACCTCACAAAAAAAATATATTTTTTGAGTTTTTGGTGTTTTTGTAATTCTCATCATCGCAGTAAAAACGAAGCTTGATTCAAAAAATCCTAATATAACTCTATCACATCTTTGAGTAATAATTAAATCAACTATTGCATTTAGTTCTCTTTCTTTAAATCTTTTTTCAGTTGTTAAATATAGATAACCATTATCACATAAGTATTTAATTACATTATTATCATATTCGCTTGCTACAACAATAGTAACATAATTTTTGTTAATATATTTCTCAATATTTTTAATATATTTTATTTCTAATATTTTTTTAAATTCTTCAGGAGACAAACCATTTACTTTGCTCCAACATTCAATCGCATCATTTTCTAATCTTAAGTGGATTACATTACAAGGTTCTGCTGTAATTTTATTTTTTTTTAATATTTCATCTGCAGTATCATAAAACTTTGAAGTAAATTTTAAATTAGACAAAATATATGTAGTTATATTTACACTTTCATCATATTTTACACTCCAGTATGGAGCTGATTTAAATTCAATACCTATTTTTTCAAAACCTGTATCAGTATTCCAATCTAACACTTTTATGTTATATTTTTTTAACAAATTATTTAAATGATTTAAATCAATAATATCACTAATATTACAATAAGTATTTTTATATATATCTGTTAAAAAATTTTCAATTACAATAGTATTAATATTATTCTCATAAGCATATTCGCAGGTCCCTTTAATAGCATATAATTGATTACATAGTCCCATTTTTTGTGATATTTCATTCGGCTTACTTATATTTAAATAAAATATATTATTCATAATTAATATATTTAAAGGTAATTATTTTTTAAATTATATTAGCATAAATATAATAATGTATACACCTTTACAAAAACCACAATATTATACTACTACAACAAATTATAATTATGTTTATGATAAATTAAGAACAGATATAAGCAACCGTGCATCGGTTACAAATTATAATTTATATAATAGATCCTTAGCAAAAAAAATTTATTGCCAATGCATTCAAAATAAATATAATAAAGCTGTGCCTCAATCAAACGCAACTTATCCAAATTTATCGCAACAGCAAAGGATAGCACAAACACTTAATGCTGGAACAGGTGGAAGCACACAATATGGTAATTTTTATTTGGGACAGCCTTTAACGATAAATTATTTGGGACGCACTGAAGGACAACCAGGTGGTGGTGGTATGCCTCCTAAAAATAAATATTAGATATGTAATATGAATTCTGTTTTAATAAATTTTTCATAAACTATATAATTAGCTAATTTGTATATTAAGTATTTTTCAAAGTATCGTTTGCTAACAATAAACTTACACGATTTTATATTACAAAATTTATAATAAAAATTATATGCATCTTCAAAAGATATAAGCATTATCTGTGAATTATTTTGTTCTATTTGTTCTTTAATATATTGAAATGAACTATAAATATCATTTATTTTGTTCCATAAACCGCAAGATATATTTAATACATATTTATCTTCAACTATTTCAACATTTGGAAAAAAATGTTTTAATATTTTAATTACATTTTCTTCACTAATATTTCCATTTGTCAATAAATTTTCAGATGTTTTCGTCCATAATTTAAACAAAGAACATATTTCATCTATTTCCAATTCATTAATAAAT